ATATGATCACAAGGGATCTAGAAATGTCGACATACGGGGACATATTGCTGCGCCAAAATTTATAGTAGCTCCTTGGTTACAATCAACTATTGAACCAGATTATAATTTAAAATCGTTATGTTAATTATTTTTTTATTTTTTATTTTTTTATTTTCTTAAATATGAAATTATAATGATATTCAAGATAATTTATAACTTTATTTTTATCCTTTAACATCGTGACTTCCTTTCCATCAAATTGTTTTAAATCATCTTCATTTAATAATTCTTGTGTCAGTTCCCATTTTAGAATTGATGGATTGATACTTATTTGCCCGATGTCGAATAGTATATGTATATCCGCCTTTAATATTAATCCATTATTAACGTCATATATTTCTTTCTTTGATTCCTTTTTACACATCGAATACGGTTTTATGTGGCATGCTTGCAATGAATATGATTTTCCGGTAAACATACATTTCTCACCGTATCGTTTAATTAATCTCTCCTTGTATCTTCTTTGCCCTTTTCGTTCTTCAGATTTATTTTTTGAACGTATTCCGTAATCAAAATCATTATATTTGTCTATTTCTTCGATATCACTATTTGAAACGTCATCCATATCAATATCTATATCTAATATGCCCGATATATTTATATTTGTATTTTCAGAATTGTCATTTATATCATGTTCGTATTCAGTGTTATTTTCTGTGGAGTTAATGATACTGATCTCGTTGAGTTTAAATTCACTCATTTTGATTGAATAAATACCTTTTTATTCAATGAATTGCCATATATTTTAAAAATTCAAAGTTTATGTATCATCATCCAGTTGGCTAATAATAATGTATACATATATTATTAATAAAAAAATAATGAACAACCAACTCAGACGTAAAAATTCAGATGATGATGTTAGATGTTGTTATGGTCCTCCAGGATCTCGCGGTCTTAAAGGTGACCCCGGTACACCAGGTGCTTCTGGTCCTGCTGGTGCTCCCGGTAATGGATATGCAGAATTTGTACAACTCACTCAGGGTTCAAATAGTTCTATGAACAGTAATAATGCATTTTTAATTTCAAATGAAGTAATTAACACTCTTGGTATAACACAAAATGCTGCACCTGTACAAGGAACTTCATTTTTATTGCCCGTCGGTACATACGTAATTGATTTCGAAACAATTCTCGATATTTTCAATTTGCGTCCTGGCTCGCCCTATATATCAATGGGTATCTACACGAGTCCTGATAATGTGACTTATACTCTGGATAATAATTCTTTAACAGTAACATTTGATGAAACCTGGATGCAAGGAAGACATATTATAAATATTACCACACCGACATATTTATTCGTAGGTATTGTCACTGGTGGTAATGTGCAAGTCATCGACGGTGGTACAGGAAATTTTGTCGTCAGAATTACATTTTTGAAAATTGCATAAATTAATTAATTATTTTCCCGAAAGGAAATAATAAATATGCCATATGCTGCGAATATCTTCATCAACCAGTTAGTTAATAATAATGTATACATATATTATTAATAAAAAAATAATGAACAACCAACTCGGACGTAAAAATTCAGATGATGATGTTAGATGTTGCCGTGGCCCACAAGGACCACGTGGTGTTAAAGGCGACCCTGGTACTCCTGGTGCTTCTGGTCCTGCCGGTGTTAGTGGCATTATCGGATATGCTGAATACGTGCAACTCTCTCAAGATACAAATGCTAGTTTAAATACAGGAATTGCATTCCAATTATTGACAGATAATCCAACCGGTATCTTTAATACTATAGGTATTACAACAGCTAATGCATCTACCCCGACGACGGGTACCCAGGGAACGGCCTTTTTATTACCTACTGGTATTTATATAATCGATTACCAAACAATATTGGATTTTGTTGAAGAGGGAGGAGATTATATTCCAATGGGTATTTACACAAGTGCCAATAATACCAATGGGAGCTATGTTCTTGATAATAACTCTTTTACAGTTTCATTCGATGAATCGTGGATGAACGGGAGACATATTGTTAAAATTACAGCCCCAACATATTTAATGTTAGGTTCTACCGGTCCTGACAATGTAGAAGTTATTGACGGCGAGACTGGAAGATTCGTTGTAAGAATGACATTTTTGAAAGTAGCATAAATTACATCCGCTTATAACAAATCTGACAATTAAAAGGATTATTATATTCTATTCGAATTAGCAAATAAGTTTTCTAGATAAAATTTAGTGTGTGGTCTGAAATAAGTATAATCGAAACCGTAAAATTGGCTTGCGTCGTAAGGTATGTATTTATATATTATATTTGGGTAATCCTCCATATAATCATGTTTACCTCCCGATATAAACACCAATTTACTATTCGTATTATATTTTGTAATAATATTCATTAATTTATCAATATAATCTTTTTCAATTAACTTAATACGTGTTGTTATCATGTATATATTTACATCTCCTCTCGTTATATTATCATACAACCTTTGAAATCTACGTTTATATTTTTCATAGACTTCATCCGATGTTCCAGATTCGTGCGGAAACCATACATTATTAGACAACTTGTCTTCTCTACTTATGGCATCACCAAGATATTTTTTAGTAATTTCATTAATATTATTATTAACTAATAATTCTTCTAACATATCAATATTTTGTGGAACATTAGTGTCATGTAATTGGTTTACGTGTACAACCCAATCAAAAGGATATGTATTAGTAGTTTTTTTTAACTCATCCATCAGAATTCTATTAATGCAGTGATCACCCAAGGAAATAATGTTGTTATATTCAAGTGACATCGTATTTGACTTTAATATATACTAAATAGTATATATTAAATTAATTTTTAAAACACAATTATTTTTTGTTGTATCATTATATATAATCATGCAATATATTGCAGAAAATTCAACAGGTGTCTATTCGAACCATACTTTAATATATATTATAATTTTAATTGTAATTTTAATATGTATTTTTTGCGTCTGTACAAATAAATCAACCAATGAGCACATGGGTAACTTGGGTGCAAAATTTACCGTAACATTCAAAACCTATTGGGGTAAACACGGTACTCAAAATGTTATAAATTATCCTAAACCACCAAAAGAAGAACCGCCCCACACTGGTAATATGTTTTTAGCTATACATAACAGTAATTACAATCCATTTACATTGGGTAAAAATGCATCGAAGGGTGTTGCAGAATCATCAATGTACGGAACAAATAATACTTTGATTCAGGAAATTTCAAATGATAAAAGAAATTACAGTAAATATTACACGGCTCCTGTTCTTAAAACACCTGGAGAACATACATTTAATGTGATTGCGAATCATAAATATCCTTTAATGTCTTTTGTTACAATGATTGCACCATCACCTGATTGGTTTACCGGTGTTTCCTCAGTTAATTTATTAGATATTAAAAAATCTAAAACAATACCAATATATACTTATGATGCTGGAACAGATTACGGAACTAAATTTATAACATTCCCCAAAAATCCTCGTGGAAAAAATACACAACCGATATCATATTTGACAAATGGTGAAATGTTCCCGAATGGTCTCAGATCAAGCATTCCCCCAATCGGTTTTATCGAAATAAAGCGAATATAATGATTTTTTTATATTTTTGTGTCTATTCAAAAAATTGATTTATTATAATAATTGTTAAATTCATAAGATTTTGACAATGAAACATCCCTCTTGTATCATTTTTATGATTTTCAGCATCCTTTTCAACACGGTACGAACAAACAAAACAACAAATCAAACAAATCAAACAAAACAAATAAAATGAGTGACATAAACCAAGGACTCAAGCCTCATGGTTGGTGTAAAGAGCCAAAATCTCTGACATGTACTTGTGTCAATGCATGTGATTTTTGTAAAAACGCGACAATAAAAATATACGATTCTGATAATTCTGACGGTTCGTGTGGTTGTCGCAAAAGTACAACAGATGAAGCAGATAATTCTGATGATTCATCATTTTACTTGACTGTCAGACTTTGTTTTGGATGGTCGTTTTGCAGAAATTGTTTTGATGCCGTCAAACAGAATGCCATCAAGTATTGTAATGTATTCAACGTGATTCCGTTCTCTTGGTTGGCAGAAACTCCCATTAAATTTTACAGAGAATCGCAAAAAGCCATTCAGAGTGGACACATGGATTTCACCAACAACATGTGTGAGTATTCATCCAAGTATGACATGCTCAGGCTGCCGATGATATTTGGCGAAAATGGAAGAGTTGTCAGTTTGGAAAACATTTTCCATCATAATCCAGGACTTTATAAGCAATTGAAAGATTGCGAGAATCTCTTTGATGACACACGAATTTACATCAAATACACTGACCTTTCCCAGAAAATTCGTGACCTTGTCGAGACTGCTTTCGAAAGATCCAAACAACCGTCTGAAAGCTTCAGTAAATAAACAAATTTTTTTTTATATTTTTTCGTGATTTTTTATAGTTACTTCCAAAACACCAATTGCTTGGCGTAATGGATGATGATAGCATTGTAAAACATGCAATTTACAGTCACAAAGAAAATACCGAAAAATCCGAGAATGCACTGCACAATAGTCCAAAACATGTTTGATTTAATTTGGTCTGATTGTTTTTTGATTAGTTTGATGTGTGATTTCAGAACAACGTCTGTGATAGTAGATGCATCAATCCCTTAAATAAAAGACTTACCAATCAAATCAATTTTCAATTATTTGATTGTAATTTAAACAAAAATATTAATTGTACTGATTCCAAAATATGTCAATTTCTTTAACAATAAAATTAGGATCAATATCATATCCATCAACAAATCCTTTTTCTAAATCGAGTCTAATCGAAGCATCCTCTATTTGGTACCGAATCGCACTTATAAATTGTCTGTATTCGTAATATGTTATTCCCATACAAACATTACCGATGTCGATATATATAACCTGATCACCATTATTTATAATATTATATGTGTATATAAAATTCGCTGGACTTGCATCATCACGGACCATCGAGATATGAATCTTTTGTTTTATTTTATCAATAGTTTCATCATCTAAGTTGAGTGATTTTTTTACTTTACTCAATTTGTAATCGACATTTGACTTTGTTCCCGGACCAGAAATTAAAGACAATGTATGTAGGGATTTCAAGCTAAGACCAATTTTGTATCCTATTTCGTATGAATTACCTGAGTAATTTAAATTTAATAATTTATCAACAGATTCACCACAGTATGACATTATCAACACATTGTTCTCATACAATGGGTCATCTAAATGTAATTGCGGATGAGGTAAATTTAATTTACTCCCCAAAACATATCCATTGACTTCATTATTTTTATCATTTTCTGAACTAAATATTTTTGCAATAAACTGTTCTCCTTGATTATTTTCTAAATGATAAACATTAGGTTTAAACTGGGTGATAACTTTCATTTTGTATAAACTATTCGATAGTATATAATTAATCGAACCCGAATTCATTAATTGACTCAAATCAGTATTGTTGTATACGAACTCACGAACATTTGTGGATGAATATATTTGTTGATTTTGGCACTCAAACAACGATTTATCTAAAATTTCATAATTTGTATAGTTATCATCGGGATAAATTTCACGATTATTTTCAGAAAATCGTGGAATAACATACCATTTATTTATTAAGTTATGATATTTCGGTTGTTTGTTATTTAAAACGAGCCTTTCATATTGATCATAACCAATAATACCGATAACATTAACAGTTTTGTATTTATTTATTAGATTTTGTATCTGACTAATATGTATATCGGTTACTTCAACCCTATTCCATTGCTCACCGGTAAAATATGTTTTAATTATTTCAATTCGGTGTTTTAAATTATGCCTTAATTTCTTGTACTTATTTGTATCATTAGGTACTATTATGAATTTTTTAATTTTACTTATTTTATTTGCATCAGATAATTCATGTATTTTTTTTACTACTTCATAATGTCCGTAATGAAATGGATCAAGTGACCCTGAATATATGAATAGTGACTCTTCCATTTCCATATGGTTGTCTATGCGGTTTTGAGTATCTGATACACTCGCTGAGAACGTATCTAAAGATACAATTAAAAGGGTTATTATAACATCTGACAATGATAAATACGATTATCAAATACAAAATATGTTCAATTTTATACAATGTAACCCACAGTAATAAACATTTTCATGTGGTAATATATTGAGAAATGACAATAACAAACAATAATCCTAATACTAATTCAAATAATACAAATCATACAAATCATACAGATCATGAACATTTGCGTAGACATGATAATAATTGGGTCGATTATTTACATTACTCTGTTTACAAGAGTGAATTACTAGTAAATGTAAAGCCAGACAACCAGGAAAAACATATAATTTTACTATGTAAAAATGGTGGCCAATATTTTGAAGTTGCATTTAATGAACAAAATAGGAGAAATAAAATTAATGGTGTAAGATTGGGTGTAATCGATAATTTTGATACAGTGGGAAAAGACATTATCGATTTTCTAAAATACACATTTAATGAAGAAGGAATATGCTATAAAATAATAGACGGACCAGAAGATGGTGTTGATCTAAGAACTTTTTTTGATGACGGCTACTTACAGGAATGGCTACATGAAGAACCTACCTCGATTCTGGACCACAAAGATTTACCTAAATTACTGGGATATACATATGATAATACTAAAAATCATTATTTCGTACCCCATAATGATAGTAATATTGAGATGTACTTCTTTGGTAATTCTTACGTAGACACCAGGGGTATTTCATATACTGGTTCAGACAATGGAAGATGGAAAGATCATAACGGAAATAGTATGACACACGGAAAAGGCGTTCATGAAATACATTTAAATTCATACGGTAATCATCAAGATGGATGTGTTATAATCCACGATAAAATAAAAAACACATGGAAACTTGTTGCAACTGTATTCATATGCCAAAATAAGTTAGATGGAATTGATTAAATTCATATATTTAATTTTGTATTTCATATATTTTTTATAGTATAATGATCTGGATCCTCCTTTTTGATCATTTTGTTTACAATTTATATCATCATATGTAAATCCACCCATTAACATATATATGTTTTTTTCTTTATTTTCGTACAGAGGAAAATATCCATCACCAGTGCCCGTATTCATCATAACACCAATGATCTTATTTTCATCAATATTAGTTTTATTATTATTTTGTGATTTTTTAAAATCTTCTATGTACTTAAATTTTACAAGAAAGCCAACATCATATGTCAAATCGTACCATTTTTTTTCGATAATATTTTTGGGTGTCTTTATCTCTTCTAAATATATTTTCGGTTCGAAAATAGGAACATTTCCTTTGCTATCTATCAAATCTAATGACTTCTCATCAAAAAATCCGAAAGTTCCGCCATCGACGCCAACACCATCCGATGTATCAATAAATTCGATACCTTTTAATAAATCTTTTGTCAAAGCATTAGACGATAAAGAAAGAACGAGACTGTCATTGACTCTGTATATGTCATATGAACCTTTTTTAGCATCGATGGACGAATAATCTACTTCTCCGTACGCTAGTTTATCGTTAATGTCAATAGTTCCAATTTTTTTAAACTCTTTAATATCATTAAATTTAAATGCCATGTATTGATATTGATATTGATATTAATATATTAATATATATATATAAAATTGAAAATTAATATGTATGTCGGCAATCATAATAATATATATTAAATTGACAAATAAATATGAATGGATGTTTTTAATCACATACCTCTACTAAAAAAATATAATCATGAGGTTAATAAGTTTCATATTACAGATTTAAATAATGTATTAGAAAAATCAAAAAAACACATAAAACCTGATAGATTCTCGCTTTATTTTCATATCAAAGAATTGACTGATTATGATCAAAATTGTGGCACAATAATAAATATATGTCACGAGTTTGAAAGTATTTGTAAAGAGTTGTATGCGGGACAAAAATCTGATTTTACTCCGAACGTTTACGAAAATCCGAATATATTTGAATATATTCCGATCCTAAACAAATATAATAAACGTGGAAGGGAATATCACATACGACATTTATTTCGTACACTATTTTGGGCTGCGAATGTAAATAAGTACGGTGATGACTATTTTTTCAAGAGTGTAACAGATATGGATAATATTCACTGGAATATAGCACACAATATTAATGAACTAATGAAATATAATGAAAATTGTAGCACGATAATCGGAATATGTCACGATTTCGAGTCGGTATGTCAAAAATTACAAAATAAACCTCACGAAAAAAAACATTATCATTATCATGAGGTAAATATTTTAGAAGAATTTCCAGAATTAAAAAAACATTACAATGATCCCTCTGACTTTCATATCAGAAATTTAGAAAAAATAGTTTTTAGATCAATAAATAGTTATATTCACAGTGACGATATTTATTTTCAAAAAATATTTACCGATTACGAACATGATATGAAACATATTGAGTATCATATTAAAAATTTATATAAAATTGAAGATAAAAATAAACTATGTTCAAAAATTAGAGATTTTTGTGAAAAGAAAATTAATGATAAAAGTTTAATGTCAGTTCCAATTATAGATGATGATTTCTGTTTTGATTTTGATAGAAAAATAGATATGACAATTTGTATTTAATTTATTTAGGTTTATGTTTAGATTTAGGTTTGGATTTAGTTCACTCCGCCATGGCAACGCAGGGACAGCAGCAGAAGAGACAACAGATCATCGCAGTTAGTTTATTATTTTTTCTATTCATATCTTTTTTTAATTTGGTAACCCCTGCCTTAAACTGATTTGCTTGTCTTTCTAACTCTTCCTGTTTAGCTTGTAGATCTTCGGCTGATTCCGTTTGTTTTGTTATTTTATCCATTTTAAATTATATGAATTGTTACGAATTATACGAATTATATTTGTTGTTTATTGCTTTTTTCTTATAATCATATTTTGTATTTATAATTTCAATTTTATATCAACATATTAATATATAAATGGAAAAATTGGATGATTATATTGTATATTATTTAAATAATCCATTGGGGCATAATGAAATCAATGAAAAAAACTTATTGATAAAAAAGATTATCGATTCACACCAGTCGATATCGACCAGTTCTATCAGAGATTGTTTTAATGCAATTGATACAATATTTTTTAATAGAACAATTACTGAAAAAATTAATAAAGATAATTACATTTTATCATTCGATTTCACGAATAAACTCAAAAAAAGGGCAGGACAGTTTGTTTATTCTTATCAAATGCCAAAAATGCGTATCGATATATCAAAAATAATTTTAGACAATATATTTAAAAATGGTGTCAAAGTTGTAGAAATAGGTGGTGTGAAGTTGCGTGATTTGAACGATGTCCTTATAAATATTATGCAACACGAAATGCTGCACCTTGTTTTATTTTTATTGAGAAATCACCCGCTTATTATTAACGACAAAAAAGTTTCTTCAGGACACACTAGAATATTTAAAATTTTAGCTAAAAATATATTCGGTCACGTGCGCATTACACACGATTTACTTAAAGGTGATATTGAAAAATTTAATGAGTCAAATGCGTTGGCGAAAAGTAATATTAATATTGGTGATAGCGTTAAGTGTATTATAATAAATAAAAATAATAATAAAAATAAAATATTTGAAGGAAAAGTAGTTAAAATAGGATCTAAGCATGTAGTTATAAAGACAACAACAAATTTATTCAGATCTTGTTATCCAAAAGATATTACGATAATTGAAAAAACAGCTGATGAACACTTGGAAGAAACTATTAAAAAAAATCTTATTATAAATTCAATTGTTGACATTAATATCAACGGAAAACAAATGAAACTAAAAATTTTAGAAAAAAAACATAATGTTGTCAAAGTTATTGATCTTGATGCCGGCAAACACTTGAATTTTTATTACTGGGCCCTAATTTAAATATTTAAATACTCAAATATTTGAATTTTTAAATATTTGAATATTTAAAGTAAAAATAATATAAATACAAAACAATATAATAAATTATAATATAAAAAAATGACTAACGATACAAAATATTTTACTAGAGAGGAAGTTTCAAAGCATAATACGGAAAGTGATTGTTGGATAATTATAGATAGTGGTGTTTATGATGTTACCACCTTTTTACAAGATCATCCCGGTGGTAGTTATGCCATTATGACTTGTGCTGGTAAAGATGCGACAGATGATTTTAAAAGTGTTTGTCATAGTTCCAATGCAAATACTTTTAAGGAAGATTTTTTAGTTGGCAAGTTACGTGAGGACAAAGTATAAAAATTAATTTTTTATTTTGGCTTGAATTTAAATTCTTCATATACACATCCATCAACTTTAATGACTATTTTATAAGTACTTGAAAATATATTATTGGAATTTACTCGTTCCAAAGTTGGTGAAAACCCAGCGTTAAATACATATTCTACAATGGCTATCATGTAACGATAATTTTTGTCATTTTCTTTATTTTCTGAAATATCAACAAGTGTTTGATCATGTAGAACCCAAAATTGATGTATTCGTTTTTTGACATCATCATGTTTATTTAATGCTTGTTTCATATCAGAAAGTTTTGTTAAACATTGTTCAATATTTTCCAAGCGTTTATTCATATCACTCATTTGTTTAACAATTTCTTCAACATTGTTTGAATTCATTGAATTTAATAACAAATCTTGTATATTAATTATTTTACTTTGTATGATACTTTCAATATTTTGAAAAATTTGAATTTTATAAATGATTACAAGATCCGTTATAAAATAAATGAATTTATAACATTGTTAGACGTTATAATAACCCTTTTAATTGAACTTTTGAAATGTCTCAGAACGATTCAACTTCTGAATTAAAAGATTTACAAGATCAAGTTAAGGAAATACAGCAGAAAATTAATTCTCTGGAACAAACTTTTGATAATATTGTTTCGAACGATTGGTCAGGTGATTACTCTGGCAGCTCTTATAAAATTTCTGATGAAATCAATTCATATCGCGAGGTACTTACTTGCATTCAGGGTCAGATTGATGCTCTCAAGCAAAAAAAATAATTTGATTTATTAAATTTCTTAAATTTCTATAATCATGTCGGTTACTTCTGATGGATCTTTTGATGTAATGTATCTCATACTAATATCTGTCTTAAAATCATAAATAAAATTGTATGCATCGATAATTTCATCAGGATTTGATCCAGCGATTGCTACGGTCCCAACAGGAATATTTTCACGGTTAAATACATGTATATGTACATTTTTATAAACGATTTTGGTAAATAATTTGAATAATATACACGAATCGAGTGGTATTTTTTCTATATCAATAAACATGTTTTTTATTGTGCAAGCAATAAAACAAGGTTCGAAGGCAAATAAAGAAAACTTTGTTAATCCTACGATATTTATAAAAGTATCAATAGATTTACATATATCATCAATATTTTTACCAGAAA